TATCTGTAATAAGAAACCATGATTTATATATGTTTGACAACCAAAACAACCAGACCATTTATTGTGATTCAAACCGAATACTGTCAACTCGGTTAGTTTAAGGGACTCTTGGACATGTTGCGCATTGTGTAGACCCTCTGTAATTCTAATTGAATTATTAATATCTTCTTTATCTGGGTTAAAAAACCACAGAGGTAAAACTGGTCTGCCATTTAACGCTTCAAATGGGACTCTTTTGTGAAAAAAGAGGCTATCGTGCATAATTACCGCATTTTCGAAAAACTTATTTTTAATGTAATAATAGTAAGGTAGCAGTTCTCCTCTTCCATGGAATTCAGATTGTATTACAGTTAGGTTTCTGTAATCTGCCTCTGGTTTTACGAAAGCCTGATTGCTGTTGTCGTCAATAATAACAATTTGCCTATGTGGATAAAATGTTCGCAATAACTTAACGCATCGATTCCAATATTTATTTGACTTTTCAGAGTTAACGTGTCTTGTTATGATAAATCCAAACGAGCTCATAATATACAATAATATTATTGTATTATGAACAAAAACAAAATACCCACTTATAAACTGCTAAATTCTTATACATATGACGGAATACTGTCAATGTCTATTACATCGTCGGGGACTGCGCCTTTAAAATCGGAAAACGCATTGAATTCTGGCCTTTCTAATTGAGCTTGGGGTGTGTGGTTATGAACACACCTGGCAATCATTTTATACAATTTAAAGTCAGGATAGCGGTCAGTGCCGTTGTTTTTATACAACATGTTTATACCCTTATCATCTAAACACCACTCGACAATCAATCGCTTAACAGGGTCTGCGCACTTGGACAATTTGTGAATTTCTTCAGTATCCTCAACCACGTAATCAAATATAGAACAGGCTAGGCGGCATAAATCGAAACTGTAATTTGGTTCCAATCTAGGCTTCTTTTCATTCAAATAAGGTTCGGTATTATACTGAGTTGCTGCGTCGCCGCCAGTTTGGAAACTATCACTGCAGAACAATTTACCATTGAACTTGTATATACTTCTTCCAAAATCAATAATTTTAAACAAACGACCGAATGTTGGCACCTTATAGTACTTCTTTTTGTAGCAGTAATAAATGAATTTTTTATTGGTATGATTATACATAACATTATTCGTGTGTAGGTCGTTGTGCGTTAGATTAAATGCCTTTTGATACGTAATTAGAATCATAATTATTTGCATAAGCGCAGAAAACCATTCCTCGTTGCTTAATTCGACGTTCTTTAGAATTAAATCGTCAAACGTATTTTCACAACACTCCATGCTTATAACCTGAACGGGAAATTTTGGAATAGTTGCGTTTATTCTCTCTTCCTCTTCATCAGAGTCATCGTCTTCCCATTCGCCGCTATCATCGCTATTGTTTTCTACGTGCTCTTCGCTCTCGCTATTAGCATCATTATTTTTTATACCATCTTGACATACCTCTACAACATCTTCGTCTTCAATAGCTCCATCAGTACTATCATTTGTATATGACGACCTTGAAGAGCATGTTGAGTTTGATTTTAGTGACACGCGATCAGTGCTTTTGTTGTCAAGCATATCAGAATCAGTCAGGTCAACTAAATCAGCCAGATCAGACAAATTAATATCATTTTCTTTTAAATTATCCAGGCCAATCGTATTTTCTTCAAACACATTATCAAAAATTTCGTTGTTGAAAGATTTTGCGGATAATTGCGACATGGCGCTTGTAGTATGTATTTTGATTGGTTTCAAAACCGGATTTTCATTTTGGATCAAATGGTCATAGTCGTCAATTTTAAATAGTAAATTTTTGTTCTTATTAAAGAAATCGGAGTTGTTTAAATAATCAATATCGTCATATACATTAAACATGAAATCATTCTTAATTCCTAAAAAGGAACCGTAGTAATCAATTCCATGTGAAAATTTATGGTTTTGCTTCAATCCGCTTGTTAAGAAGGTAAAAAAACCATCAACATATGCTGAATTGTTGGGGTCTACAAATTTTGCGTTACAGTCTAAATCACTTGATGTTAGTTGAGGTAATACAAACAACCGGTCGTCATTAACATTATATTTACCTATCAAATATTTATAAGGATCCAATAAGGGGGCCATTTTAAAAAACCCCATTACTTCCTTTTGTTTATTGTTATTTGTGTTCTTAACTTTGCACTTGTATATATTATTGTCATTTTCAAACTTATTCGCGTCCGAAATATACCATTCATGATTCAAGTTTATGCCGTTATAATTGGTATCGTTCAATGAAAAAAATCGCGTATAAATTGGTATAAAATTTTGCATTTCTGACATAAATAGAGAGTCTGGTTTTGCTAAACTATTAAAAAGTTCTAGGTTCTTTCGTTTTTGATAATTAATCAACATACTTTAGCTAATTAATATATAAATTATATGTGTTTTTAACTCATTGTATGTCTAAAACACTTTTTGTTCGTTATATCGGTATCTTCTAGTAATTATGTAATTGTTGATGTGTTCTCGTTCTGTTAAATTCGTTTAGCATAATATATTTATTTTATCAGTTTATTAAAATGACATTAGAATTAAAAAAATTTGATATGAAAAATATCAGCTTTAAGCCAAATGAAAATAAGGGTCCAGTTGTTGTTTTGATTGGTAAAAGAGACACAGGAAAATCTTTCTTGGTCAGAGATTTATTATATTATCAGCAGGATATTCCAATTGGAACAGTAATTTCGGGCACGGAAGAAGGTAACGGTTTTTACGCAAAAATGGTGCCCAAGTTATTCGTTCACAACGAGTATAATTCGGCTATTATTGAAAATATTTTAAAAAGGCAGAGAACTGTTCTTAAACAAATTAAAAAGGAAATGGAGACATATAAACGCAGCAATATTGATCCAAGAGCATTTGTTATTTTGGATGATTGTCTCTATGACAATACGTGGTCACGAGATAAACTAATGCGTTTACTTTTCATGAACGGAAGACATTGGAAGGTGATGTTGGTGATAACTATGCAATATCCCTTAGGTATTCCGCCCACACTGAGAACAAACATTGATTATGTATTCATTCTTAGAGAGAACTATATCGCAAACAGAAAACGAATCTATGAAAATTATGCGGGTATGTTCCCCACATTTGAGAGCTTTTGTCAGGTAATGGACCAATGTACCGAAAATTACGAGTGTTTGGTCATTAATAACAACTCAAAATCAAATAAACTGCATGACCAGGTATTTTGGTATAAAGCAGATAGTCACGGAGACTTTAGATTGGGGTCAAAGGAATTCTGGGACCTTTCTAAAAACCTTAAGGACGACGAAGAAGAGGAACAATATGACCCAAATGCGGCGAAAAAACGAGGCGCAGGTCCTAAAATTAGCGTGAAGAAGGCGAGCAAATGGTAGGAAGATTCTGTATATTCAAATATAATGTATAATATATTATCGTATAATATATCATATATGGTGGGCATTATAAATAAAAGTAAAAGTAATAAAAAAGCTCGAAACAAAACCATTAAACGGACTTCAACGACGCACGCGGCTCCATTCCCAATCGATGTTGTTTACACATGGAAGGGCGAAGACGTGTCAAACGATAGAAGATTGGGATATAATCACGAACTACAATATAGCTTGCGATCTGTTCATTTTTTCGCTCCATGGGTGAATAAAATATTTATTTTAATGAATAGTGCGAAACAACCGAGCTGGATTAAAGATAACAGTAAAATAATAATCGTTGAACATTCCGAAACCTTCCCATCAGAAAAATATTTACCAAATACAAATTCAAACGCAATAGAAACTACCATCGCAAATATTCATGGACTATCAAATCATTATATATATTTTAATGACGACATATTTTTAGGCAGAAAGGTAAAATATACAGATTTCTTTACAAGTGACGGCAAAGCATTAATAGATGATTATTCGATACATACGAGGAATATAGTCAGGGGGGTTGGTGAAAATAAATTACTATTTGATGTGCCAAAAAGTGCGGATAAGTTGTACAAACACATTCCTATTTCACTAATCAAAAATTTGGTATTAGATTTTAATAACACGTATTCTGATTATATAGATTGGATACGTATGACAAAAAAACGAAAGGACAAAGGGTATGATATTTGCGAAAAGAATAACTTGCTTTCTCCTTGCCAGCAAATACACTACCCGATAGCAGAATTTATGTATTTACATAAGAAGGCAAAACTTGTCAACAATGAAAACAATACATTATTTTACTTATCATCCGCAAATGACAACTTTTCAGAAAGACTGAATGACATTATTAATAGACGACCCAAGTTTTTTTGTATAAATGACGTAGAAACAGATCCGGCAAAAAGAAAAATCGTCGCATCTCAGATGTTGTCATTTTTTAAAAAATATTTTCCGAATAAGGCGGATTTTGAAAAATAAAGATACAACAAATTAAGTAAAAACCCAAATATGAAATTATATAATTTATCTCGAATGTAACTTATATAAGCTAACAATCTTCAAAACTAATTGTCACTGGATATTTAATATAACAATAATCGCTCCATTTTGTCCCAGGGTTATTTAAT